CCGAGTGGACGGCGAACACGACTACTTCTAACCCGATCCCCATTGTCGATACTGCGGCAACGACGATCCTTAACAACTCTGGTTTTAAACCGAACTACGGTATCATGCCGCGCGCGACAGTCGTGGCAGTTAAAAACCATATCTCAGTACTTGACCGAACGAAATACACGTCGAAAGACATGTCGATTGAGATCATGAAAGGTCTTTTCGACCTGGGCGAGATCCTGGAAGGTATCGGTTCTTACGATACCGCTGCCCGCGGTCTTGCGGCTTCGGTAACGCCTTTCTGGGACGACTTCATGTTCGTCGGTTACAAGCCGGCAAACCCGGGACCGCGCGTACCGGCATCCGGCTATATCTTCCGCAAGATGACGCCCCCGGTATACCGCTATGAAGTACCGGAACGCCGCTGCGAAGCGATCGAAGTGGAAGAAAAGTACGTTGCTAAGATCGTAGCCTCGCTTACGGGCTATCTGATCGGCAACACTCAGTAGCCGACTAATGAGAATTAAGGTTAATATAGGGGGAGTTAAATCCCCCTTTTTATTTTCGGAGCTAGAATGGCAGCTAACAGTAAGTCTGAACCTGAAGTACTTCATCACGAGCGCCAAGAAGCTGCAAAGCTTTATCACGAGCGAAAAGCCAGGAAAAACGAAAAGAAAGCGATCGTGAAAGAGTGGTACGAGCGCAACGGCGATAAGATCGTCAAAAAGATGAAGATGGAAAACGGCAACGTCCATTCGGTCTTTTACGGTAATATTAAAAAGCTTAAAAAAGCCGGTCTTAAAATCCCCAAATACACCTATGCGGACGATAACGAGGAATAATTGGGAACGTACGCGACTACAACATCCCTCCAGGCGATAACGTTTCTCACGTTCGATTCGGCGACGACGGCGATGGCTACCGAATGTATTACGGACGCCGAGGCGGAGGTTAATAAACTCCTCGCTAAGCGCTACGACGTAGGCGCGTGGTCTACGAGTGCGGCTACCCCTCCGACAATCCAAAGCCTTGCTAAACGCTACGCAGAGGGTCTTTTCTGGCAACGTAATAGCCGAGGAAACCCAGCCGACGTGAAACGTGGCCAAGATATTCTCGATGGCGTTATGGCGAACCTTTGCGCTATCGCCGAGGGTAAGGCGTCGATCGTAGACGCAGCAGGGGATATCGTAGCTACCCGTACTGGGCGAGGGGTTCTATCGAGTACCGATAGCTACACGCCGACATTTGGCGAGGACAGCGATCTCAACTGGCGCCCGGATAGCGATAAGGTTACGGATACCGAGGACGCGAGGGATTAATGCCCGCTAATACTAGCCTAGAGTTCCAGGACAAAGAGATACAGGCCGCACTAAAGCAGTGGACTAGCCGATTAGATCAGATCAGCAAAAAAGATAAGAAGGTGCTCAGGATCCTAACGGAGATCGCAAGAACTGATGTAGAGGACCATTTTGCGAAGGAGATGGGGCCGGATGGGCGCAAGTGGGAGGAGTGGAGTCAGAGTTACGCGGAGTATATGGCGCGGATAGGCAAGGGTTCAAACCAAATTCTAACGGATTCGGGTAAGCTGCGCAGAGGCTTCAAAGCCAATAACGTATCGGTGCAGGGCGACGATATTATTTGGTACAACGAGGAAAAGACTTCAAAAGGATTTCCTTACGCGGAAGCCCATAACGAGGGCGGCGGCAAGCTACCGCAACGTCAATTTATGTGGATTTCCGATAGGGCCTTAGACGATATGATAGATGGGTTACTTCGATTCTGGGAGGATGGGTGATGGCCGTCGATATTAACGGGATCAAAACAGCATTTAAGAATATTCTCGATACCGCAAACACAACTACCGCCGCGTTCGACCTTTCCACTGGCATGTCGCCTAGAGTGCAACGGGTAATGAAAATCAATTTGTCCCGGATCCGCCCGCAGGCTTCGTTTTTTCCGCTATGCACCATCTACACCGATAGCAAAGATCCGGATATCGAGGATATCAGTGCTACGCAACTAATCGCGAAACGCTTCGCGGATATCAGTTTCAACGTCATTGGCGCGGTCTGGTCGCCGATGATCACCGATATCGACAAAGACGTTGGTACCGAGCAGATCGAAGTACTGATGGAAAATATCGAAGAAGTTGTAAGGCGCAATTACAAGCTATCAAACACGGTACTTTGGACGAAACCAGGACCTACCTCTTACGGTACTCTGCGCTTTGGTACGACAGATCAGGTAACGATAGGTCATTTTGATCTGATAGCGAAGGTGCAATACTAGTGAAAAAACGCGCCCTGATATCGGACCTCGACAATACCCTCTGCAACGCAACGCATCGCATGCACCTGCACGACGCTGGCAAGTACGAGGAGTTCCATTCTCTTTGCACCAAAGACCCCGTAAACGAGAACGTGAAGCGCGCGATCTACGCCTTTTGCCATCAAGGATTTCAACCGATCTTTCTAACCGCCAGGCCTAGCCGTTTCCGGCCTCAGACGATCAAGTGGTTAAACGACTGTTTCGGGGCTTATGTCCCTTATTTCATCCTGCACATGAAAAGGGACGATGACGACCGCCCGGACGACGTAGTAAAGCAGAATATATATCTGCAGAAAATACAGCCGGAATATGACGTAAAGCTGGTTTTAGAGGATCGCGATCACGTCGTTAAGATGTTTAGATCGCTAGGCCTTGAAACCTGGCAGGTCGCTAACGGCAATTACTAAGGAGAACTCATGGATAGAGTCATAGCAAAACCCGCGTTCCTCAAAATGAAGGGGACGGGGACTAACGTCAAGTACGTGAACCTCGCTAACTTGAAAGACGTAGACGTGACGACGAACAGTATCACGTTTAACTTTCAGCAGGGCCCGTCTACCGCGGTTACCGGGCTATCGGCCGCGGAAGTAGCGGATATGGTCAAAATCATCGAAGACTGCTCGATCTTTAACGTGACGGCGATTACTAAGGGCAGGTCTTAATGGGCGCTTTAAAGGAACGCGACGTAAGGCGACAGTCGGAATGCGTTATCGCGCAGTTTGGAGATCAGTGGCGCGAGCACGCGAAAATCCACTCTAAGTATCCGATGCATTCGCTCGAGAAGTTTAAAAACATCGGGTTTGGCAGGGCGGTCCTCAGTATCGCGAACGGCTATTCCTTCGAAGAAAATATCGAGACGATCAAGAAGTATCGGCACAACGTCGATATTCTCGTCTGCGATAAAACCTTGAAGCCCTGTATCGATAACGGCATTTTTCCAGACTACTGTTTCGTGTGCGATGCGAACGTCTCTTTTGAGAAGTACCTGGACCCCGTAAAGGACAAGCTGCAGAACACGGTTCTTTTCATGAACGTTTGCGGCAATCCAAAATGGACGGAGTCGGGAAACTGGAAAGAGATTTATTTTGTCGTCAATAAGGACGTCCTTCATTCCGAGATCGAGTTCCAACATATCTCAGGCTGTCCGAACGTCATCGCAGCCGGGACGAACGTTTCAAACGCCCAGATTATTCTCCTAACCCAGTCTGATAACTCGGGGCGTAGCAACTTCTTTGGGTACGATAAAATCCTTATGATCGGCTACGACTACTCTTGGGATAAAGACAAGTACTATGCCTTCGATGGGCATGGCGGCGGGAAACAGCACTATATGAAGCAAGCCTATTGCTACAACTTGGCGGGCGACTTCATCTTCTCCTCCACTAACCTTATCTTTTCGGCCAAATGGTTAGAGCAATATATCGAAGGCTTTAAGCTGCCGGTTATCCAATGTTCTAAGCGGTCTATTACCAAGGGGTTTAAGGTAGGCGATTTAGCCGAGCAGATGCAATACCGCTATAAGCCTGAAGATTCCGGCGAGGTCATATCCCTCATGGCAGCGCAGCGCGAATTACAGGCCAAAATTGACGAAATGAGTAAGCGCCTGTTTAATATCAGTATGGACCACGCTAAACAGGTTATAAGGACGACGTAATATGACTTTAGGTGATTCCAGCTATTTAGCAGGTGAGAGTTATCTCGGCATCGGTCGTGAAACTGCTTTCGGGACCTATGTAACCGCCGCGGCTGGTTTCGACTTTATCTCGGCGTCCTTAAAGACCATGAAGGATTCGAAGATCCTTCCCCAGGTCGAGCGCAAGCGGACCATGTCGAAGGTTTTTCAGCTTGGCAAAACGGTCGAAGGGAATATCGATACCTATTTTACGCCTGATATCACGGCGACCGCCTATATCCTCCAAAACGCTTTCGGCGGGACGGTAACGTCGGCGACCGCTACGGGCGAGACGGCCGGGGGCGCTGGGTTTACCCAACCTTCGTTGAAGGGTCTATGGACCAGACCTATAAGTCCTTGTCCGTTAACCATCGCAAGGGCGGGATTATCGCGGGCGTCACGTCTACCGGCAAAGTCTGGCGCTACGTCGGCGGTAAGATCAATACCTTGAGCTTAGTTGGCGAACTGGACGAGCCCCTTAAAATGTCGATGGCCCTTATCTTCAAGGACAGCACAACGGTAGCCGACGATATCGAAGCCCTTATGACGGCTACCGCTTGGGAGCCGTTATCGTTCGCAGGCGGACGCTTTTCGGTCGAAGGGACCTTCGCCAGCTTAACCTCGTCGTCTTTCTGGCATGTGCAGTCGATTAACTTCACGCTCAATAACAACCTGAAAAACGATAACACCGCTCGCCGTATCGGTTCCGACGTCCTCGCAGTACTGCCGGTCGGTATTCAAAGCTACGAACTCCAATGCACGATCCGTTTCGATACGATGACGGCTTATGACGCCATGATCGCCGGTACGGAATACTGCGCAGAGTTCGAGTTCCTTGGTTCTACCTATTCCGCATCCGTAACCCGCAAGGGCCTTAAGGTCCAATTCCAAAAGCTTACGGTCAAAGACGCAGGCGACCCGGAAATCTCCGGCCCGGACGAGGTCCTTACCTCTAAC